TGAACGCAGACAACGAGATAGTGTTATTTGCTCGCCCAATTTCAACAAAACTAACCGCTTTATCTCCCAATTCAAACTGTGGTGATGCAGCGTTGTCATTTGTTATGGTCGCGCTTGTTACAAGCCCTTGAACAGCGCCATCAATCAACAGCTTCCCATCAACGCCGGAGAATACGCGCCCAACCGGTGCCGGGTTGAAAGTCGATCCAGCAGGAGGGGCATCAAGTGTCACTTGCTTGCGTCCGATGAGAGGAAAAGAACCGGTAACATTTGCATTTACAGCGACTTCAAAATTGAAGCCTGACATCTCAACGCCTGTTGTTAGCAGATACTTTGCAACAGTACCGCATCGACCTTGCAACCAAGTCAGCACCGACATTGTTTTACACTCTTTGCCGGTTTTGTACTTGTCTGCGACAGTGTAATCACTGGTCACTACTTCGTCAGTCAGGACAGCCGTAATGGCTCCGCCCGTCACTACCAATGCACTCACCGCCGTGACGATAAAGGCGCTTGCGTTGTTGCCAGACAAATCTTTAAACCTGGTCAGATCACCAATCACCACACCGTCAGCCACAAAATCCCCGGCTGTCCGGGTAAATGTTTTGGCAGAAGCTAAAACCGTTATCTCTACAGCCAACTCCGTAAACCCAGGCAGCGCCGTGGTTCGTAGCGCGTTTTCCAGGATTGGAGTATAAGCGCCGGGCGATAACTCAACAGAAAACTCACCGTTTACACTTTCGTTTCCTGTCCTGATATCGGTGATTTCACGAGAATCGTCAAGCTCTTCAGATTGCAGCGTGTCCTTTGTTAATGCTGGTATGCCGCTCGCGTATCTAAACGCGTTCCAAGCGGGTGTTACTGGTACTTCACCGGGTACTGTTTCAGGGATATACCATTGTGAGCTTGCAGCTCCTAACCACGGGTTAGCCATACAATTGCGCCTTTAGTTGATTGAGTTGTCACAGCCGCGCCGTGAATGTTGTCCAGTTAATGCTAAGTGATCTTGTTGCCCAGCCATTTTGCACTCTAAGCGGTGAAAGCTCAACTGAGGACACTTGCAGGCATATGTCCTTCCAGACCCATGTTGATCCAGTTTTAAACGTAGCGTTAAGCAAGTCAGCCATTTTGTTTATTGGTGCGCTGCCAAGCGTGGATGCGTAATTAATATCAATTTGATAAATGCCTGCCCTGAATTCGGTCACCGTCAAATCAGCTTGCTCAACCAATCCAGTCAGCATAAAACTCGATAGATATGGCGTGCCTGTGTCGGTCGGTGCGTCGATGTTTTCCAGCGCCGTTGCAATGTTATTGTCGATCCCGAATTGACGAAATGGAACGTTAAAAGCCTTGGTTATGTCAGTCCAAATACTCATCTAGGCAGGCTCCGTTTGGATTCAGCTTCAAGCAGGCTGTTAAAATTGGTAATGTTGATTCTAACCATTCCCTGTGGTGACTGTTTTGAATGGCCAAATTCAAGCCCTTCAATGTAGTCAAGGTTGTTCGTTAGCGTTAAAACCGTGTGGTTCTTCAAAGAGTCAATAATGGTTGCCATCTTAAACGCTGTGTTCTCTCCGTCTTTGCTCGTGTCAACGGCTTCTGTTGATCTCGAGGATGGCAATTGTCCCGTTGCAAACCAATTGGCGCGAGCCCTGCCTTTGTCAACAGGCGTGTCTTTGATGATTGCAGCGAATAGGCTTATCGCTGTCCCGCGCACTGCCTGCTCTGCGCCATCTTCAAAGGCGTCAGCGAACTTTTTAACGTCGAGAGAAAATGAATCTACCATCCGAGTATTTTGTTTCCGTAATTATCTTCTATCAAGAAACTTTTAGGGTACTTGTACGCCTCAACTAACACCCCGTTTTTAATTTCAGAAGGCTCGTCGCTGTAGAACTTTGCAGGATGTACTGTAAGCCTTTTTAGTATAGGGTTTGCCGAAACTACGCCCTGAACGATTTGGCCATCCACTTTGCAAATTGCTGTTTCACCGCCAGGATAAATTGACATCAACCGTTTACTGTCCCACTCGCAATCCTCACAATCAGCCAGGTCATGCAGCGATTCGACAAGTTCTTCAGGTAAATCTTTTTCATGCTTGAAAAGCAAGTCGACCAACGTTTTTACTTTGTCTAAGCCAGTAACATCAAATTTAAACGAGCCTTGCATTTTAGCCATCTTATTTCCTCAACTGCACAGCGTAGGCAATAGTTAAATCTTTGCCGGTGTATGCAAAGGGCGTATTAGCAACAATCGAATATTGTACGCCATCAATCAAAACTTTATCAGCCTGCGTCGGTTCAACGCCATTTGTTATCGTCAGCTTTATATCACCGGCCTGTATTGTCGTTCCATTTACCAGCGTTGCGCTGTACGGCACTGCCACGCCTGTCAGGTCAATTTCAACAGGATCAGGGAATACAGTTTCGCCCTCGATTTCATCCCAAACGCCAATGCCTTGCCGGATGAGCTTTATTTTACCGCCTGGCTCTCGTTCGTCAAACTCTGTCAGAAGCTCGGTTGCAACTTGCGCCATCTCATCAGCAAAACTCATTATGGTTGACCCAATCGTGAAGAGTTGAACAGTAGAGTGTTGATAGTTACGTTTGTCGCAATGTTTGAGTACATGTAAATTTCAACATCAATTGTAGGGTCAATTGATTGCTGTGAAATTGTGCGCGGTATGATTATGGATGCCTCAGCTGTATTGTTTGTCGTGAAATCAAACTTACTAAACAGCCCCGTTGCAAGCCCATCAACATAAACTTCAGAAAAAACAATGGCATTTGCACTTGAGGTCAGCGACATTTGGAAAGCAATTTCATAAAAACCGCTAAAAGGTGTACTTAACGGTGACGCGAAAGCCCTGTTTTGACCGTTTGTTCCTGCAGGCGTAGAGAAAATCATATTCTTTACGAATGCAGGCGAGTCGTAACCCTCAACTGGGATCGGTGTTGTTGTCAGCGGGATAGCCGCTCCTGTTGTTATAGTTGAAGCCTGTCCAACTGCGAACGGGTCCAAAACCTCCCTTGGCGATACTAAAACCACCCCATTTAATGCATCAGAAACTAAGCAGATTGCAGCCTCAGAAACGATTGACGGCGGATCCTCTGTGAATCCTCCTGGCGTCACATCAGACACATAGAGCCTAGCGCCTTCAGAAAACAGGCTCGTATCTAATCCACTAATAGTGCCAACTACAGTAACGTAACCCGTCTGCCCAATTGGTATGTCGTGTGTGCATACCCCGCCTACTCGTGCGTTGTCTACAGTATCAGCAAACGAGCACTTAACTGTCGGAACGCCGCTAACTGACCCGTTATCTGACGTAACTATAAAGCCATTTTCAAGCGTAACCGCTCCGCTGTTGAAAATCTTGATTAACACTTCTTGACCACAATTTACAATTGTGTCGGATTCGTCGTTGTAATAACTCAGTGCATTTTTCGATTCGTCATAAAATATCAGCCCACGATCATAAGGAGGCGATGGCGCGATGGGGTCAAGCTTCAAAACAGCAGCTATCAACAAGCCAGTCACAACCTGACCTGTTAGCTCATCAAGATTGGCGTCACTGTTAATCATCTGCTGTAACACTTCGCGCACTTTTGCGGGGGTTATTTCTTCAGCGATATTGTCAGGGAGATTTGTTGCTACGAGAGCAAGAAGCGTATTCTTATCCATCTTAAACCCTCACTGTTCGCGCTGAAAATAGCGAGCTGTTACACATCAATGGCCCTAAAGCGTCAACTGCCTCAGTTATCTGTGCAGACTTTCCGGTTTTCCCGTTATCGAAATAGGATACTTTCACGGCACCGGTTACCTCTTTTGATGCCACAGCCAAGCCGTCATCATTTGGCCTTACATTAATCGACTGACCGTATGACGCCGCGGCAATTACATTAGCGTTTTGAATTTCAATAGGGACTGAATCAGAAGGTATTTCTATTTGGTCTTGGCCAGCGCATTTAAAAGCGTTCTCGCGAGGCCATGCTAAAGATTGCGTATCTACCAGCCGCTCGCCGCTGAATGAGCTTTCAAACAGACCGACATAAACAGCGCCCTTCCTTAGTGCAACATCCGCGTCAGTGTCATCAACTGGCAGCGTGTAGCCGTAACTTAAGGCGTACGTTCTGGCCTCTGCTAATGATATATAAGAGTCTGCTGTTGCTAGACCTGTACCATCTTCAACTATAAGCATTGGCTGTTCCTAGTAAAAAAATAGGGCTGATTAGCCCCATCTTAGCATACTTTGATAATCAGTCTTTACAGGCTGGGGTTGGGCGTAGCTTTTTGCACAATTAATGCAGGCTGCGGTTTCTTTGCCATCCGTGCAAGCTTGTTGCAATGAAGTAATGAGGCTTGGGGTTTTTCAGCTTCAGACATATAAGTAAGCTCTAATTTGCCCATCTTTTCCTTCAGCTTTTTGATTTCGTCGCGAACTTTTTTGTTGTGATCATCAACTGATATTTCTTTGCTCATTTTGTGGCTCCAAAAAAACCCCCTTTCGAGGGCTTAATTTATCTATCTTTGCAATGAAACTGCTTTAGTTGGTTTGGAGGAATGCAATAGGTATTTGCTTCCTAGCCCAGGTTCTGTCCCAGTTAGCCGCAGTTGCCAGCTCTGCAAGAGTTGCAGATTGACCCGCTACCGACGCAGACAAGAAACTAAAGCCTAACGGATGAATAATGTCAGAACGTCTAGAGAAGATAGTATCCTGACCTCCACCGTCACCGGCTGCTGCGGTACGATCAATTTCAGAAGGCACAAGCACGCGGCCCTCACCTGATGTAACAGCACCTTCGCCAAAGATGATAGTAGTGTAGGTCACCCGGTTCGAGCCTGCCACTGCTGGCAATGAGTCATCAAGAACAATACGCTTACCGCCAAACGTGGTAAAAAGCGTGTTGTTGTCAGCATCACGGATAAACTCGATAAGCCCCTGTGTTCTCAGGTTGTGATAAGGCACCGAGTGCATAGCAATTACACCAAACATGCCTTGGTGATCGCCTGCCGTTTGCTCTGCAATGATAATAGCTTCTGCGCTGATCTGCTCTGCTGGATCAATAGGGCCAACGGTATCCAAAGCGATAGTATAAAGCATATCACTCGAATCAGCCGCAACGTTATTAGCAAGAATACCAATCGCCGATTGAATCAGTCGTCGTTCGTTTGTGGTTGCCCAGTATTTACCGATTCTGCCAGTAATGGCCCCGACTGGATCTTCTAAAGCAAGATCGCGAGCCAAATCCATAGTTGACCATGATTGGTTTTGACCTGCCAATCTCCATTTTGAATTGCTGCTGGTTACATTCAACGGCGTACTTGAAGAGCCTGCGTTGTCGGTTGAATAGTTGGGTTCATCTGTCCCAAGTGGCTTGAAGAAAGGAAGGTCGCCAATATTTCCGCCAGCGCTAGCTTGTGCGGATAAACGCGGATCAACAACCATGATGCCCGACGCCAAAAATGCGTTAAGCTCTTCCTGTTTTTCCTGCTCTCGACGTGCGAAAGTTAACGGATTGTAAACATCTGATAATTGTACAACAGCCATGATAAGCCCCTAATTATTTATTTAATAATGCTTGATATGCAACAGGGTCGCTATTTGCTAAAACGGCCTCCTCTGTTGCGGTCATTTCTTTCAGGGACTTAACCGAATTAAACCCGCTGCCGGAGCCAGCCGAGCCAGCTCCCGAACCTACTTCTGTTTTGATGTATTTGGAGAATTGCTTATCCGAGATAAGGGCTTGCTTCACATCATCAATGCTCTTTGTTGCGTCTTTTGGCGTTGCAACGCCGTCAACAACATTAATCGAATCTTTAAACTGTTTTTGCATGAACATCCGTCCCGCTGGATCATCAGCAAGAACATTTGAGAATTCATTTACAGCGCTTTCCATTACGCGAGCGCTTTCTGTTTCTTTGAACTCACGCTGCACTGTTTCCAGCTTCTGATCTCGCTCGGCAATAGCGTTTTTGTATTGCTCGACGGTGCCGTCTTTTTCTGCAAGCGCAACCTTGGCGTCTTCTTCTTGGGTTGAAAGCTTTAATGTCAGCTCCTCGTTTGATTCTTTCTGCGTTTTCTCGCGTGCAATAAGGTCTGAGTTTTTGGCCTTCAAGCCTGAAACGTCAGCATCATAATCTATTTTGATCTGAGCCAGCATTTCATCACTTAGCCCGTATTTTGTAAAATCCATGGTTCACCGTCCGTTATTTAAGTTAATTTTACTCTTTGCTTGCAACGTGGTCAAATTAGGGCTTTACGCCCGCTCTCTCAAATATTGAGGGTTCCTTTTCGTGCATCTCTTTTATGGTCAAAGTCCTGAATCTACTATTGGTCGATAGGTTGGCATATTCAGTTGGTGTTAATCCGCCATCCCTCAAAAGTTTAGACCGCTTAACCCCCATAGACGCCTCTTGAAATGATTTTGGTTGTGTCAGCATCCAATCGTAGCTACCAAGTTTAACGCTTACCGACTTACCACCTTCAGCTCCCTTTGATGCCCTAGTCGCGCCCTTATTTAAAAAGTCGAATTTCTCGCTTAATGCTGGCGATATGGCATCTCTACAGCCCCAATGCAAAGGAGGAATCGGTCCTTTACCCAATGGGTATGTTATATCTTGCTGACCGATATCAAAGCATAAAGTCGTTGTTCTGCTGTCAAAAGTAACGATGATTTTGTATCCCTTAATTAAATCATCATTGCTTTTCATTGTTGCCATTCTGGCTTGTGTCGAGACGTGCTGCACAGCCGTTCTGACTATTGAGGCGTTAGCGTTATTCGATTTGGCAAGCGCTCCATCGTTGAATCTATTGGCCTTTGTTCCCCTGATATTTGTCGAGATTTGTTTGTTTGTAAGCCCTTGCGCGAACCCATCAGAAACGGCTTTGCTTATGCGTTTGATTTCTTTTGCTGAATTATCTTTTATAACTCTATCAAGAAGCGGGTTGCCTGCGTAGTCCTCAACCTGCAATGGATTGATGGTGTATGATGCTATGACCTGTGCTTTGCTCGGTATAGATGACTTGAAATCAACAACCACGGCTTCATAGCTCTTTGCCTCAAACGCTGCCTGCTGGACTCCTATAGCCGCCAAATCTACATTAAGTTCTTCCAGATAATCGGCATAAATCAGGGTTTGTATTTGCCGGACTTCTCGCTCAATTTCCTGGGCTACTTTCTTTGATGTCTGAATGTCGGGCGCTGTTAATATTGCATCCCTTACCTTTCGATCAATTTTTCTTAGAAACGGCGCAAACTTTTTGTGCAGCCCACGCTTTACGCCCTCAAGTAGCGCTTGGTTTTTTGCTGCTATTGAAATTAGCTCTGGCGATGTATCCACCATTAGCTTTCTGGCTCAACAGTCTTATCAAGATCAATCATAGGCTCTTCGTCTGCGATGTTTTTATTCATTTCATCAAGGTCAACACTCGAACCAATAACGCCACCGGCCACAAGATTTGCGTCAAGCACTTCTTTAGATACCGCGCCTGCCTGCCATGTTTTAACAAGCTCTGCCAATTGCTGAGGGGTTGTTGTTGTTTCAAAAAACTTCGTGTTGAGCAGGTATGGCAATGGCTCTGATAAATCCACCCCCATGAACCTAGCTACTCGTTCAAAAGAATCGGTGTAACCCGTAGACACATTACGCGCTATCACTTCTAAATCAGATACATCGGAAGCGCGTTTAATCCTGGCAGCTTCAGCGGTTTCAACGCCTCCGCCCTGTGTTATGAGTTGAGCGCCAAGTGCTATCATTTGCTCTTCGTAAGA